TCACCATCAGTACCAGCAACGGCGAGGTTAACGCCAACGGGGTTACCATCGACAAGAATGGAAACATGAACGTTCCAGGCAACATCGTCTGCTCGAAGACCGTCACCGGCCAGCAGCAGGTGGTCGCGGGCCAGGGCGGCGCCGCGGTGCACCTGACCACACACGGCCACCCTGCTTTCAATACGCCACCGACCCCGGGAAGCTGATGCGCTACCGCCAGCTGGACGCGAACGGCGACTACACGATCGGGCTGCCGTTCTTCTTCAACACGCCCGCGGGCGTGGCGCAGGCCATTAGCACGCGCCTGAAGCTGTGGCAGGGCGAGTGGTTCTTAGACAGCACCGCCGGCACCCCGTGGCACCAGTCGATCCTCGGGCGCAGCGTGAACCCGGACGCGTTCATCAAGCAGGCGATCCTGGGCACCACCGGCGTGACGGCGATCGTGTCGTACGCCTCGTCGCTTAACCGCTCGAGCCGCACGCTCACGGTGTCGGGCGTGGTGGCGACGCTCTACAGCCAGGCGTCCTTCTCGGTCTCGCTCAACGTAGGATAACATGGCCTCACCCACCGCCCCGATCATCAGCGCCACCGGCATCGCGGCGCCGACCTTCGCCCAGGTATACGCTTACCTGCAGGGCCAGTACGCGGCGATCTTCGGCGCCGACGCGCTGGTGACCCCGGACACGCAGGATGGGCAGCTGCTCGCGGTGTTCGCGCAGGCGATCACGGACGCGAACGCGGCGTGCGTCGCCGTGTACAACTCCTTCAGCCCGGCCACTGCGCAGGGCGCCGGGCTCTCGTCCAATGTGCAGATCAACGGTCTGACGCGCCTGGTGCCGTCGGCCTCGGTCGCGCTGCTCACCATCTCGGGTACGCCGAACGTGGTGCTGCCCAACAACTCGAGCGTCATCGATCCGCAGCAGAACGTGTGGCTGCTCGCGCCGTCATCCACGATCGGGCCTACCGGCATAGGCGGCGCCTTGGCCACCTGCCAGACGCTGGGTGCGATCGGCTCAGGGCTGCCGGCGAACGGTTTCACCATCAACACGCCGACCTTCGGGTGGACGGGGGTCATAAACCAGGGCATCACGGTGGGCGCTCCGGTGGAGACCGACGCCGCGCTGCGCAGCCGGCAGGCGCAGAGCGTGTCGCTGCCGTCGCTCACGATCTTCGAGGGCATCGTCGCCTCGATCGCGCAGGTGGTGGGCGTGACGCGCGTGAAGGGCTACGAGAACAACACCTCGTCGGGCCTGAGCCTGTCGGGCGGCGCGGTCTTGCCCGCTAATAACCTGCTCTTCGTGGTCGAGGGCGGCGCGGCACTCGCCATCGGGAACGCGATCTTCGCAAAGATCACGCCGGGCATTCCCACCTGGAACTCAGGCGGCGGCAACAACGTCAGCCAGACGCTGACCGACGCGAACGGCTCGACGCGGCTGATAAACTTCCAGACGGCGATCGAGAATTTCATGTCGATGACCATCAGCGTCCACCCGCTGAGTGGGTGGTCTCCGATTACCGAGACGCTGATCACCAGCGCAGTCAACGCTTACTTCGCAGCGCTGCCCATCGGGTCGAACATCAGTTACTTCGGGTTGATTAACGTCATAGCACTGCCCAACACCCCGCAGGCGGGAACCTTTGAGATTACAGGGCTGATCCTGACCGGGGGCACGACTGATCAGCAGCTGCCGTACAACTACGCGCCCCAGGCGGGCAGTATCACTTACAACCTGACATGACCGCCACCATCCCCGCGAGCTCGGCCCCCTACACCGCGCTGATCACCAGCGAGCACAATCAGAAACCCAACTTCATGGCGCTAGCGGGCGTGCTCGCGGGCGCGCTGGGCGACACCACCGCCGCTACCCAGGGGCTCGTGTCGGCGTTCAGCCTCAACACGGCGATCGGCGCGCAGCTCGACATACTGGGAAAATGGATCGGGCAGTCGCGCGTCATCCCTGGCATACTGATCCCGGGGTTCTTCGGCTTCTCTGAGGTGAGCACCGGGCTTCCCGACGGGCTGCAGCTGCCCTTCGGTGAGCTCACCGACCACTCCAAGGGTGGCATCTTCTTTGAGCTAGGCGGCACCTTCGCCGGCACCACCACGCTCACCGACCCCCAGTACCTCACGGTGCTGAAGGCGCGCATCGCGCGCAACCAGAGCAACGGCACGCTCTCGGCGCTCGAGGGCGCGCTCTTCTTCATCTTCGGCGCCGGGTGCAAGGTGGTGGACAACGGCACATTGAGCCTCGCCATCACGGTGACGAGCCCGATCACGCCGGTCGATCAGGCGCTGCTCACCGGCCTCGACATCCTGCCGCGTCCGGCGGGCGTCGCGATCGGCAGCATAGCATTCACGCCTTAAGAGGTTCCGCATGGTACTCGTCTACACCATCCCCGCCGTCCGCAACGCCTGGGCCGACACCGCTGTGCCGACCACCGACATCGTCGACCCGGGCAACGCGTACGAGAGCGCGGGATGGACGCAGACCAACCAGCCGCCGCCGCGCCAGTACTTCAACTTCCTGATCAACCAGCTGGGCACGGCGGTGCGCTACTTCATGCAGGTCGGCATCGTCTACTGGCAGGCGGCCGAGCTCTACCAGGCGAACGCGACCGTCAACTACTCGGGGTGGCTGTTCCAGTCACTCATCAACAATAACCAGGGCAACGTACCGACCTTCAACTCCTCCGGGCCGCTCACCAGCGCCTCGTGGGGCCCGCTGAACGGCTACGCGACGACCGCGAACCTCTCGGGCTTCGTCACGCAGCCGCAGCTCGTTGCCGCGCTGGCGCCGTACGCGGCGCTCGCCTCGCCGACGTTCACGGGCATACCGCTGGCGCCGACGGCGGCCCAGGGCACGAGCAACAACCAGATCGCTACGACAGCGTTCGCAGCGGTGGCGGCGACCAACGCGCAGGCCGCCGCGATCTCCGCCGCCGAGGCGTTCTCTTCCAACGCCAGCAACCTCTCCTCTAGCACTGTTCCCAACGCCCGGCTGCCCAACATCGCCTCGATGCCGGGCGTGACCATCGCGGCAGACCCCGGCACGACGCCCTCAGGCTCGCCTGGCCAGATGTTCATGTACTACTGATGGCTGCGCGCACCTTCGTGATCGATGCGGGCGGTACCGCACGGCTCTTCAAGACCCCTTGGGTGATAGATCCTGGCGGCACCGCGCGCAAGCTCAAGAAGATCTGGGTGATCGACGTAGGCGGCACCGCGCGGCTGGTGTTTTCTGGTGCGGTGGTACCGGTGGCGACGCCCAACACGGCGCAGGCTTCAGGTCTTGGGCCCGCCACCTTGCAGACGAACTTCGTGCTGGTCACCGCCACCGGTGGATCGCCCCCGTACACGTTCGCCTGGTCGCGCGTCTCGGGCAGCGCCGTGCCGGTGCCGACCAGCTTCACCAGCGCCAGCGTCGCCTGGGGCTGTCACATCACCGCGGGCTCCAACTTCGTCGCCACCTGGCAGTGCGCGGTCACTGACACCGGCAACACGACGGGGCTGGTGCAGGTCACCGTCAACATCCAGGCCACGAACTAAGAAGGAGATGAGATGAGTGACCCCAGCCAGTTGCAATCGTTCGAGTCTCAGTCCTCCGCCGGCGTCAACTGGTTCTCATGGCTGCTGGGCCTGGTGGTGCTGCTGGTCAGCTCCATCGGCGAGGTGTACCGCCGCCGTGTCGACAAGCACGAGGAAAATCACGTGACGCGCAAGGAGCTCGAGGAGATCGTGAGGCAGAACCGCGAGGATGCTCAGAACAAGCACGTAGAAAACACCGTTCGGCTCGAGCGTATCGAGGACCGCGTGAACGCGCTGCCCAGCGTGGCGACGACCATCCGGGTCGTGAAACAGTCTTCCACCCGCCGCCGGAGGAAGAAGTGAGCCACGGCTGGGTCATCTTCTTCGCGGTCCTCGCGGGCGTCGAGGCGTTCGTCGACGCGGTGTTGACGCTCATCGTTGTGTTCACGGTTCGCAGCTCGTGGTTCTGGCTCATCCAATTCGTCAACTGGCACCTCGTGGTGATCGGCTGGTTCGTCTGCCTGAGCCCGCGGCTCGCGAAAGCCCTGTGGATCTTCTGGAACGACGACGACGGCGCCGTGGGCGCTACCTACTGGGCGCGTTACCGCTGGCTCGCCTGGCGCAATCCGGTCGACAACCTCAAGCACCTAAAGCTGGCGCAGGCGCCGGGGCCGCTCGCCTACCGGACCTGGATCTGGCGCGGGCGGCAGTACTACTACAAGGTGGGTTGGATGAGTGACACGTACCCGGCGATGTCGATCGGCGCGGGCAGGGGGTATTGAAAATGGAAGCTGAGGACCTTATCAGGCAGTTCGAGGGCTGCAACCTGGCGGCATACAAGAAGGGCGACAACGTCTGGACCATCGGCTGGGGGCATACCGGCAAGGACGTGTACGACGGGCTCGTGTGGACGCAGGCGCAGGCTGACGACGCGCTCTCCCACGACCTGCTCGCGGCGCAGGCGCTGCTCGCGCTCTACAGCCCGGGCCTAGCGGGCGACACCCTCACCGCGCTCACCGACTTCGTCTTCAACCTCGGGATCGGTAACTACCGGTCCAGCACGTTAGCCAAGTGCGTCAACGTCCAGGATTGGCCTGGCGCGCGGGCGCAGATCGTCACCTGGGACCACGAGCACGGAGTCGTGGTGCCGGGCCTCAAGCGGCGCCGCGAGGCGGAGGCCGCCCTACTACCCGAAGGAGAATCAGATGGCTGAGACAGCACCGACCCCCGTTCCCTCCACCCAGGCTCCCGCTCTGAGCACCGCCACCCAGATCGAGGCCGCCGTGACCCGCGCGCTCTCCAGCGCCAAGGCCGAGGAGAGCAAGATCTGGACCTGGATAAAGGCCAACTGGCACCACGTCGTGGGCTACGCGAGCATCGTGGCGGCGATCAAGAAGCTGATCTGAGGGCCCGTGGCCTGGGACAAGCAGCGCCTGCTCGACGCCGCCGAGGTCTTCGATGCCTGGCGGCTCGTGCCGCGCAGCGTGCTGTACGCCTTCGGGGCCTGGACGATCTACATCGCGGACCGGACGCTGTACTGGTACTTCCACCTGCCCGTGGCTGAGCGCACGGTGCAAGACGCGGGCCTGGTCACCGGCGTGATCACCGCGGTGACCGGCGTCTTCGGCCTCACCATCAAGTTCTACAACCAGAGCGGACGGCAATGGGCCGGGCAGCCGGCGCCGCCCCGGGGAGATGACCGATGACACCGGCAGCGATAATCGCCTTGATCAAGGACGCCGTGATCGTGATCGCGCTCGGCGCGGTCGCCTACATGCTGATCACCTATGGCAAGGACATCGTCAAGGTGCAGGACGTGAAAGACCTGCAGAAGCAGCTAACCCACAACGCCGAGCAGGCCGCTGCCTGGCAGAAGGAGTCGACCGATGCGGACACCAAGCATGTCGCCACATTGGCGCAGATCGCTGGCACTATCGATAAGCAGCGCACTCCTGTGTTCGTGCGTGGGCCGAGCTGTCCAAGCGCCGTGCCCCCTGATCCCGGCAAAGCCGGTGGTCAACCGGGTGCTTCCGGGACAACTGACGCAGGACGAGGAGTCGATTATCGCCCCACTGTCAACCAGTTCGAGCTCAAGTACGAAACCGCGTTAGCCGATTGCTACACGGCGCTCGACAAGTGGCCGGTGGTGAGGCCATGAGGTGGCTCTGGCTCGTGGTGCCCGCCTACCCGGCCTTCGGGCTGCTGCACCAGAACCGCGGCAAGACGTACGGCTACAAGATCATGCTGTTCTTAGACCTGTTCGCCTCGGCGCTCATCTTCCGCGACCCCGACGTCACGATCAGCGCCGAGACCGGGCTCGCCATGAGGCGCCAGGATCCTCCCCTCTGGGCGCGGCTCCTGAATGGCTTCCTGGACAAGATCCGCGAGGGCCACTGCCAGGCGGCAATCCTGGACGATGTCGCCCGGGCCCGGGCCGCCATAGCGTACCTCGAGGCGCCCCAGCAGGGCCCCTAGATGGCCCGTTTCGACCGCCTACGGCGCTCCCTGGCGGCCTTTTAGGCTCGCCCCGCTACCTACGCACGCCGGCGCTCGCCCGGAGCGCCTTAGGCGCTCTCAAAAAATCCCCTGTTTACTTTTAGCCCTCCTCGTGATACCATCCCCGCCATGTTCTCGTTTACGCATCAATCAGCCATCTACCCGTCCTGCCCCAAGGAGCGCGTCATAGCGCGCCTCAATAGCTGGCAGGATACAGGGACGATCGAAGTTTAGATGATGCGTGGTCCCGGCCCCACGCCGGTTGACCAAGAGAAGGCTCCAACCAGATTTAACCGGGCGCACCCGAAGACCCACCGCAGGAAGGTGGCGAGGCGTACAGCGACACACCAAGTCTTTCTTAAGCGGTCTTGGCCTATTGGCTGGGCCCCGGTCTTCCAAACCGGCTAAGCTGGGTTCGATTCCCGCAGACCGCTCCACCTTATTCTTGGCGACAGTCCCACCTGGTGTGGGAGCGTGACTGTTAATCACGATGCGGAAGGTTCGAGTCCTTCGTCGCCAGCCAATTGGCCTGTTAGCATAGCCTGGCCTAATGCACCTCCCTGTCGAGGAGACTACCATCGGTTCAAATCCGATACGGGCCGCCAATTCTGGACGAGTTCAAGTCCGCACCACAATGTCAAAAGCGGCTTTTCAGTTTTATGCCCGGTTAGTTCAGTGACAGAACGCCCTTCTTACAAATGGGTTGTCGGAGGTTTGATTCCTTCACCGGGTACCAGCCATGCGTCGTTATGCACCTAGGGCGGGTGCGCGGTCTGTAAAACCGATGCCCTCACGGGCTCGAGAGGCTCGACTCCTTTACGACGCACCACCTTCGAGGAAACGCGGGTTCGAATCCCGCCGAACCACAACGGTTGGTTCGTCGTCTAGAGGCCTAGGACACCTTGATCTATCACGGGTCGCAAACATAGGCGGCGATGTATCCGGCTCTTAACCGGAAGATGCGGGGTTCGAGTCCCTGGCGACCCACCAAACTTTCCGGTGACGTGCGGAAACCGGCGCAGTGACTACGTAAAGTCAACAGAGGAGCGGCCTGGTGTCGTCTCCAACGTTTTTTGGGGGTGTGTTGCGGGCAACGAAGCTTCCTTGCAAGAAACTTTCGCGGGTTCAACTCCCGACACCTCCACCACTTGTCTCGTGGTATAATACTAGACTATGAAGTGTCTCTGCGGAACAGCCTTATCACCTGCTCAACGCGTAGCTGGTAATAAATATTGCTCTCAATCATGCGCCGCCAAGTTCAACAATATTAGACGTTATGATGAAGGGTGGCGGATGCCATTACGTGCGCGACGTGTAATCTCCAGAAAGTTGCAAGGCAGAATAATTAAGAAACCTGTCACGCTTACATGTAAATGCTGTGGTGATTGGTTTACTTACAAGGGCGTGCCAAGCAGAGCTAGAAAATATTGTTCTCTTCAATGCAGCTACGACGCACGTCGATTAAGATCATCAGAACGTACCCAGTATTATATGGCGAGTTCATTCAAATTCAATGTCTGGAATTACCCGAATGAATTTGAATTAGCTCTCATTAAGAAGTATGGGTGGTACTCAGCTTCTAATCGTGGTGGAAACTTAAAAGGAGTTTCTCGCGATCATTTATTCAGCATTGCTGATGGTAGAAGATTAGGTGTGCCACCAAAACTTTTAGCTCACCCAGCGAACTGTAGGTTGCTTAGGCATCCTGACAATAAAGCTAAAGCTCATGCATCAGCAATATCGTTGAAAGTTTTACGTAAAAGAATTGTTGCGTGGAATTTAAAGTATTTAAACCGCAATGCAAAGGGTCGAGCACCCCGCCTTTCAAGCGGGTCCTAATGGGTCCGAGTCCCATGCGGTTTGCCAAATTCGCCGGGTCTGAGCGCGCCCGGAGCCAACGTAGAGGGGGCTGTGGCGCAATGGCGTATCCCGTGGCGGGATTACC